ATGTTTTGCGAAGAAAAAGTAGCTCAAATGGCTGCATACCTACTTCTTAAGCGAGGTGGGCGCATGGCATATCTGAAATTGATGAAGCTGCTCTATCTGTCTAACCGCAAGTCGATTTTGAAGCATGGCAGGATGATCGGCGAAGATAGCCTTTACTCTATGAAATTTGGTCCAGTCATGTCGAATACGCTGAACTTGATTCGTGGTAAGGCTGAAGGCATTGGTGACTACTGGTACAACTTGATAGAGACGAACGGGCATGATGTGTTGTTGCGTTCAGATCCGAGGGAAATGGATGCAGACGAGGTCTTTGATGAGTTGAGCCGTGCAGATATCCGGATTTTAGATGAAATCTATTCTCTGTATGGGCATATGAACCGATTTGATCTCGCAAACATGACGCATTTAGAAAGCGTTTGTCCAGAGTGGCACAATCCTGGCAATTCTCGTAAGCCTATAGACCTGAAAGAAATGCTGATCAGTGAGGGTAAAAGCGAGGATGAGGCTAATCGCATAATTGGCAAAATGGAAGAATCTCAGAAACTTAAGGAATTTTCTTTGCAATTATCATGACGGATTATCAGCCATACAGGAAAGGAACTGTGCTTGCCCCAACTGGGCCATGCAATCATCTTCATGTGATTTGTAATGATCCTGTTTATTACCCCGTTAACGATTGTTATTGTGTTTTAGTTGTTAATATTTCTAGTATCAAGGATGGGGTCCCCCACGATCCGTCTTGCGTCTTGAATTCCGGTGATCATCGCTTTATCAAGCATCCAAGTTATGTTGTTTACGCTGAAGCTATAATTTGGCGAGTGGATAACATGGTTAGAAAGCAGCGATCGGGTGAGATTTCTGTTCATGATGATATGCCAGAAGCTACATTCAATAGAATTCTGGACGGTTTTGATATATCTGATGAAGTTACGCCAAAGAACCTTAAATTTAAAAATAAATATTGCGTATCATCTATTGATGATGAGTAAACAACAGGAATTGTTTCGGTATAGCTTCTGGAGTTTTCTATGGAAGATCAAAAAGCAACCAAGCCACAGCTTAAGTTCGACACAATGAAAGCATTCGCAGGTATGGGGGCTGCTGTTGAAGTTCTGATGAAGGCTGCTCCTAATGCGTTCACTCACGCTACTGTCTCTGGTAAAGAGCAGCAGGGTAAGCTTCGTCGTCGCAAAGCAGCATGATCATAGCTGGTGCTTTTTGAAAACCCGCCTTTAGGCGGGTTTTTTCTTTAGTGATGTTCTTTGCCCTTCTGTTTGCCTGTTCTGACCTGTTCCCACTCGATACGTCCTTCTTCTCGTCTTTTGTCTATGTATTCCGCAAGATCCTGAATATTGATGCAACGTTTTGCTTTTTGTGATGTGCCGATGCGATATGTTGGAACGGGCAACTTACAAGCGTTTGCTTTTGCTTCTGCTGTGGCTGGACTCATACCAAAGTACTTTTGGCTAACTGCTGAGAGTTCAATGTTTGAGGTATTGAATTCAGCCATCAGTAAAAACAAGGTGTTCATAATTTTCTCCATCAAAACCGGCTGCACCCGGGAAAATCATAATTCTGTGCTGGTGGCAGGAATTAATTTCTGCCAGATAGCGGAAACATATTTTGCCTGATGACGGGCATCAGCCAGGGCGTTGTGCCGTTCGCCATCGAAAGGCATGTCCATTTTGGGGTCGAATCCGATGGAACGCCCAAGCGTAACGATCGTGCGTACATCGTGGTCATTCCAGTACGCCCACGGGCAGATTTGTCCTGCTCGCTCGTAAGCTCCACGTAAAATTACGTTGTCGAAGGTGGCCCCGTTACCCCAGACTTTTAAATATTTCGTATTGTCTGCGTGCCGGTTAATGAAATGGTTTAGTTCTGAGAGAGCATCGCTGATCGACAAAGTATCATCAATACAGATTGCAGCTCGCGCTTCAGGGCTTTGTTTCAACCACCACAGGATGGTATCGCCGTCAGGTGTAGCTCCTTGCTTCATAGCACTGTCTAGGCTGACAACCGCATAGAATTCTTGTCCGATGTCTCCGGTTTCTGGAGTGAAGAACACCGCGCCAATGGAAACGATCGGTGCATCCTTATTTTTCCCCATCGTCTCAAGGTCGATCATTAAGTTGTTCATCACTTCACCTCCTGCGGCGGTTCCGGTAGCGGCATCCAGTGAGTTGCTTGCTCAATACCATTACCCGGCTTAATCGTTGCATCTCCGCGCCGAAAGGTGCTTCCGGTATAGCGTGCGGAGCATATTAGCGGTTCAACCAGAGAGCTATCGAAATTCACCGAAATAAGCACGTTCTGGCCCTTTTCAGGCATTCGATCACTACAGCTTATCCAACTATCCGGAGTTCCCGGAGAGTTGCCATTTACATCGAAGTTTGGCTCTGCGTCCTGAACCAAGAGGATGTAACCATTCTTGGCTGTATCAAGTTCTAACGCTTCGGTGACGGTGCCGAAATAGCGATTACCTAAATCAGCATCACAAGTGCTTATATCAATGGAAACTTCCATGCCTTCGATTAATTCTGGCAAGTTGTAAGTTTGGCTTACAGGTTGGCTACCCTGAAGCATGGCGGCGCGGTGACACCAGATAATCCAGCCAAGCGCCATATCCCATGCCATGTATTCTCTATCGCCATTTTTTGCCCTACGGCGATCTACAGATTCCCCGAAACGCTTCTCCATAAATAATTCATAGGCTGCTCGTTCATCCGATACTGCTGCCAGTGATGCCAGTGTAATTTTTAATGCGGTAAGCATGTTGTTTTGATCTTCATCGAGTCCGAACGGTATTTCATCCCGTGCTGACTCAATGCTGGTAATCGTGTTCTGTAACCATTCTTTGGTAAGAGTATTCATAACTATTTCACCTTAATCTCAACATTTCGCAGCTTTAGCTCTACTGGCAAGTCTGACTTTCCTGTTAATGCTAATGCGAGATTTTCAGGAGTAATGAGAGCTGTTATTGTTTTCCCCATCGCCAGACGAATAATCATTCGTATCTCGCGATCGTCACATGCTCCCGGTCGAACAATTGATATTTGTCCGTTCATCTCACTCTCCTTTGATGCCAATGTTTACAGCCTGACAAGCCTCTTTGAGCACCCAGTCAACAGCGTCTTTCCATGCTCCGGTTTCGACTGGCGGATTTTCACTCTTAACCTGTTCATAGAAGCGCACCGCTTTAATCAATCCTTCGGGTGTCAGTGGCACAGGCTGGGCCGTGAATAACGCCTGAATTTCATAGTTCGGCCTGTCGTTGCAATCCTCTTTTGTCGGTACATATTTCCAGTCACCAACCCACGGCTTCTCCTGAAAGTTCGTAACGCCTTTTCTCACGTAGCGATATCGCCATGTCACCGGTTCGGCTTCCAGCGATACCAGCGCGACTTTAAATGCGGTAAGTACGTTTTTAACCACATCGATTTTGAATACTATTTCATCACATACAAACGATTTATCGTCTACTACCGTTTCAATTCCGGTAATCGTGTTTTGTAGCCATTTGGTTAATTCAGCCATTTTTCATTACCGCCCTTTCGGGCGGTCTCCTGATGTTCTGAGGGTGCAGGAATCCCTCCGGTTAAGGATTAAATTTTATTTACAGAACTGAATTTAATTATTCAGATATACGTATCTGTAACCTTACGAACCTACTCACTGGATGCCTATTTCATAAAAATAATCCAGTGGGTTTTATCGTTTTTTCCTGTTCGTTGACCGATAACAGGTTTTCTGTCGGTCAGTACCAATATCTGGCGAACAGGTATTTGCGTTTCATTCCATTTAAAAATCAGAACGCCGGATGGACGCAACACACGAAAGGCTTCTTTAAATCCCTGCCGCAAATCATCACGCCAGGTATCTTTATTCAGCCGTCCATATTTCTTTCCCATCCAGGCGTTATCACCAACACGCTCAAGATGCGGAGGGTCGAATATAACCATCGAAAAAGATGCGTCTGCAAATGGTAGTGCACGAAAATCAGCTATCAGATCAGGACTGATAATCAGGCGTCGTCCATCACACAATGTGTGCTCTTCCTTTCTGATATCGCTAAATATCGCCCGGTCGTCATTCTTATCGAACCAGAACATGCGACTGCCACAGCACATGTCGAGGATTGCTGCATGTCCAGTCACTGGCTGCCTCCTTTGCGAAGCCGTTCCGCCCATTCTTCAAGGGATTTCTCTGCATATTCACCGGACAGGCCATCAATCGGATGCGATTCATTAGCTAACTCTTCTTTTGCTGACAGAATCATGCGTGTAACGTCGAAAACTTCAGCCAAAGGCTTATTGATAAATCCGTGATTGAAAGCAGCAGCAAGACGGCTTGCGGTATAGTTAATACCCTCGTTGCGAGCCTCAGCACGTACTTCATCGAATTTACGCACCAGATACTCAGCATTTGTTTCATTCACTTTCAGATCTCGCGGTACACATTTCCCGCGAAGAAACCCTTCCATTTCGAAAACATTCATGCGCATTTGTGTAACTCCGATAACTCGTTAAAACGTTCCATAAACATCCCGTAGGCATGGCTAGGTGCCAGTGGAATCACGTTGAACATCTCTGTTGCCGGGATGCCTTCCAGTACAGGCCAGAAAGAGCCATCATCAAGCCCGAGATCGCGGCGTTCGGTTGCCAGCATGATAAGATCGGCATATTTCACGGGCGTACTCATAACTGGGGGTAACCCGTATTTCTCACGGATTACGGCGTCAATTTTTTCTTCCATCCGTTTATAGTCAGGAAGAAGGCGTTTCAGTGGAGCGGGGATGTCCTGGCAATACGCTTCTGTTGCATCATGCATTAATGCTTCAAAAGCAAATTCCTGCGGTACCAGCTGGCTGCAAAGAACCGCATGTTGGGCGACGCTGTAGAAGTGCGAAAGATGACCGGCAAAGCGACAGATATTTGAAAGGGAAACCGCGATATCGTTAATATCGATGTCGTCTTTATTTATCCTGTCATAATAAAAATGCTTCCCGGAAAAAGTTTTAATAAATGACATTTTGTTCTCCACGTATATGCGCTGCACCGCGCTGAATTCTGGTAAAAAGAATCCCTCACCATCCGGCGATTATTGAGTAAATTACGTTTCCATAAATGCCCCCTCAGGGGCATTTGCAGTAATGAAATCAGGCGGTGAAAGTACCAATAAAGGTTTCTACTTTGCTGTCCTTGAATTTCTCAACAAGCAGATCACGAAATTCGTTAGCCATTTCTTCCTGCACCGCCTCCAGCTGAATAATGCGCAGAACCAGTACCGGACGATCGCCAGTGATAATGCTGAGGCGTAATTTAAACGGACGTTCTTTCAGACCTTCAAACGGAATGCATTTAAATTCAAATGCCACTGGCATAATGTCTTTGGTCTTCGCTTCGACAGACTCCATCAGGGAGCGTTTGCCGCTGAAGTCATTATCTTCAAAATCAGCGGTCTGGTTTGCTTCAATCGTGATTTTACGGACCGCCGCAGCCGCTTTTGTTGCCTGAATGGTGTCACCATTAGCATCAAAGCCCACAAGGTAGTCGGCCCAGTCTTCAATCCATTCTGCCAGTGATTTCTGGGAGTTACGCTCGCCATTAACAGACAACAGAGCAGAGAACGGTGCTGTCTTTTTCAGTTTGAGAGTGGCGGTGTTATCTGCGTGACCTGGTTCATCAATAGTACCCAGGTTAAGCACACTGACGGCACGCATATTATCAGCATCGATAAAGCAGCGGGTGCCTTCATCTGCAAGATCTTTAGAATAACGGGTAAAGTCATCGATGCTGGCAGTGGAAAGCGCACCACGGAAACGGAAGCGATTTAAATTAAATTTTTCCAGATCATGAATGCGGAAATTCTCAGGCAATGCCACAGCATCGGCACCAATCTTACTGATAATTTCATTAACACCCTGAGCAGAAATAAGGGCATGGATTTGATTAATTGCGGTTGCGTCTAAGTTCTGAGACATAATAAGTCCTCACTATATAAAGATATTCAGTGATGAGATAAATAATCAGTTAATTAAGAACGATATTAATGACCTGCTGCGCGGAGTTTTCCGTCAGGTTCACCGGCAAGAGTCAGTAATTGTCCCTGGTCTTCCTGCAGAATAGTCAGGCGACCACCGCGATTGACATACATCGGCGTTTCGGTGGTGTCTTCTTCGGAAATTTTCCCGCGGTTAGTCGGGCGAACATATGAGAGTTTGTGTTTGATTTTCACACGGTTCTCATCAAACGGTTCGATTTCCAGGTTGAGCGAGACCTTACCTTTGGTTTTCGTGTTCATCACACCGGAAGCGACTTCACTGAGAACAGCGCCGATTTTGGTTTCAAATACGCCGCCGTCCAGCTCCCCGATAAATGCCTGCACATCAGTACTGCGTTCGCTAGCCATTTTGCTGCTCCTCATCATATCGACCCTGCAAGGTCGGTTGGTTTCTCCACAAAACAGAGAAGAACACCTGCGGTGACAGCCGCCCGGATGGATTGAGTTATGAGCCCGTCGTCCGGTGATGCTCTTCTCTGTTTTGTAAAAATGACGGTACCAGCCGGAAGCAAGTGTACAAACTGGTACCGCCAAAGCAGTGGCTGTTGTGGTGACCGGTGCTGATCTCCGGCTTGCGGTTATTTCAGACTCTCACGGGCGTTTAATTGCCCCGCCGAACAGCTCTTTTCCGCAATAGCTGCAATGTCTTTCGCGCATCAGCCTGCGCATTCACCACAACTCTAAAAACAAATGTAGGATATCCAACATGTGAGTGTCAAGAGTTTATGTTGGTTATCCTACATAAAAAGATAGGCTCATAAAAAAACCGGGGATACCCCGGTTTTGCGATAGTGAGGAAGATGTGTCAAAAATCCATTATTACTTGTTTGACAAGACCAACTATTCTGCAGTTCTCACCGCATTCAATAGTTTTATAGTTAGGATTTAGTGGGACGAGATACCTGTTCGGCCAGTCCTCAACAAATTTTTTGAGTGTCGCTTCTTGCCCACCATTGATATGGGCAACAACGATTTTTCCGTTAATACACTCTGTATCAATAATATCTGGCTCTACGATAACGATAGAACCTTCTGGTATCGATGGTGAGCCGAGGGGATTGGTCATTGAATCACCACGGACCCGTAGTGCAAATGCCATTTCTGATACAAGGGCGGTAGTATAAACCCACTCTTCAGCATCTTCTTTCCTGACACCAGGCTCCGTCATTGTCCATGAACCCGCCTGAACCCACGAGATTAGGGGGACTTTTTTAACTGCGAATATTTCAGGTTTTAGATTTATCTTTGGTTCAGGCGAGCCTTTTCCGCTAACAAGCCACAGAGGATCGCATTTAAGTGCGTTGGCTAGGGCTTGAAGGTTGGCTCCATTTGGTTGGTAGTCGTCCTTTTCCCATCCAGTAACCGTGACACGGTTCACACCAGTCAAATCAGCCAGTGCTTGTTGTGTCAGGTTCAGTTCTTTTCGCCTTTGGCGAATACGATCACTCATGTTCATCATGTAGGCAATCCTACCACATGCCCATGTAGGATTCTTGACATTGTCATGTTGGATGTCCTACATTTCTGCTTAACGTAATTTAACGGGAGACAGAAATGCGGAAATCCGACGTGATTAATTATTTCGGCGGAGTTTGTAAAACCGCCGAAGCCCTAGGTATTAAGCATCCGTCTGTTTCAGAGTGGCCTGAGATTATTCCTGAAGGCCGAGCGTACCAGTTAGAAAAAATTACTAACGGGAAACTGAAAGTTGACGTGTCTTTATATCAAAAGACTAACAGTGCTGCGGCATAAAAACACCACAGAAATGAGGAATTAACCGTGGGTAAAGAACCTGAATGGAAAGTTGATAAACAACCAGCATGGCTGGTGGCAGCAATACGAAGAACGATTGCTGATTTACCTCATGGCTATGAGGAAGCAGCAGAAATTCTTGGTTTGTATAAATCTGATGATATCACCCCAGCAAAAGATCAATTGCATAACAGACTGCGTAGCGGTGGGGATCAAATTTTTCCACTTGAGTGGGCCATGGTTTTACAGGATGCCAGTGGTACCAGGCATGTAACAGATGCAATAGCCCGTCGTAGTAATGGGGTGTTTGTGCCGCTGGTGGTCATTGATGACATTGACAATGGTGACATTAATCAGCGGCTGATGGAGTCAATAGAATGGATTGGCAAGCATTCCCAGTACTTACGCAAGGCAACTGCTGATGGAGTTATTGACCAGGCTGAGCGTGAGCAAATCGAAGAGAACAGCTACCAAGTAATGGCGAAGTGGCAGGAGCATTTAACACTGTTATTTCGTGTTTTTTGTGCGCCGGAAAAGAGTAACGCCCGCAAGTGTGCAGCTCCGGGCGTCGTGGCGTCGATTGCTTCTGGTTGTGGAGAAACTAACGCATGAACAGTTTAACGGCAAATAACCGTTTGTCGCAACAGCTGGTGGTCAGTGTCGCTGAACACCTGTTGTTACGGCATGAATGCAGATTACCAAATCACCTGGCTGTAAGTAACCACAGAGAACTTTACCTGACTGTGGGGGGCGAGTTGTGCAGGAACTTAACCGCTGGTTCCGTGATGGAAGAGGGCGTCGCGTCCACGTTATACGCTGGGAGCCTGAAACACAGCGGGTCATTTACCTGCGTGATGGTTATCCGGATGAGTGCTTCAGCCCACTATGGTTGTTTCGTCGTGATTTTGTTGAGTGCGAAGCGCCACCAGCATATTGATTCTGCAATTCCGGGACGTTACACTGTCTCTGCACCTTATAAAGCGGGTGCCGGGATTGGCGTCCTGAAATTGTCAACGGCGATGTATGACGCGCCAGCGTCTTTTTTATCGTCCGCATTTGCTCACATCCAGATTATGGTGGGCTGGGCGGGGGCACCGAAAGGTGCGCCGGTCTCCGTTGACGCCGGTTACGCCAACCCCGTCCAGTTCACCACCAGTGAAATTGGCGTTTCCGGTGGTGGAAGTTTTTCACTGTCAACGGAGGCTGCCATCATGGCTACGATCCCAGCCCTCACTCAACCTGAAATCACCATTGACAACGGCCAGGCCGTTACCACTTCTTTGGCTGTTGCCAACTTCTTCTCCAAGCGTCACGACGATGTGCTGAAAAAGATCCGCACTCTGGATTGTTCCCCTGAGTTTTGTGCCCGCAATTTTGCGGAGACATCGATTTCGGTAAATCAACCGAACGGTGGTACACGCAAGCTCCCTTGCTATCAAATCACACGAGACGGTTTTGCATTTCTTGCTATGGGTTTCACGGGTAAACGTGCTGCCCGGTTCAAAGAGGCATACATCAACGCCTTTAACCTGATGGAGAAGAGTTTATCAGGTGCCGATGCGTCTGATATGTCAGCTGTCGCACGAAATGCCAGAGGCGTATACCTGCATTTGCGTGAAATCCATCAAATCTGGACAAGCCAGCTTTATCCAATGCTTAAGGCCGTTGAATCTCCGCTGGCTAGCAAACTGTACGACCGTGTTGGTGATGCTGTTTTTGGCGCTGCACTTGTTGATTCCAGGCTGAATGGTTCTGACAAGGAGGTTCGCCCATGATTAGTTACGTAATCATCATCTCCACTACGGAATACAGAAACGATGTATCAGTTCGCACGGATGTATCTGTCTGGCACCGTCGCTATAAATCCAGAAAAACAGCGGAACTGAAAGCGGCAGAGATGTGTGAAACCATCTCAATGAAAGGTAGCCCGGTTAAATACGTAACTACGGCGGAGGTGCGTCCATGATCCGCCACATCGTTAATTCCCTGTATCACCGATACAACCGTTGCCCCCGTGTGGGGCAGTGGTTCGCCACCAGCAACGGTCACGTTCTGCGGGTTTGCCTAGTCAACGCTGAAAGCCAGAAAGTCGTGTGCGAACTACAGGGGCGTAGCTACACCATCAGTTACCCTCTGGCGGTATTTCTGTCTGGAAAAATGTTTAAACGCCTGGGAGGTGTGTTATGAGCATGGAGCTGATGGTGAAAGCGATGAAAATTCGTGTGGGAAATCCGTTGCGAAAACTGGTTCTGATTAAGCTGGCTGATAATGCCAGCGATCAGGGCGAGTGCTGGCCCAGCTATCAGCATATTGCTGATCAGTGCGAGATTAGCAAACGTTCTGTGATGAATCATATTACGGCTCTTTGTGAATCTGGACTGGTAAAAAAAGTTTCCCGGAAAGGTGAAAAAGGGAACTCGAGCAATATTTATCTTCTTCGTCTTGATGGTGCAAAAGATTCACCAGGTGGTAGTGCAAATAATTCACTACCTAGTGCAGCAAATTCACCAGGTGGTGCAGGAGTTGCACCAGGGGGTAGTGCAGGAGATTCACCCAGAACCAGTCACTCTTTTGAACCAGTCAAAGAACCAGTCAATGAATCAACTATTGGCGCATCCGCTGACGCGTCTGCACCAGCGCGTTCTGCCAGACAGGAATATTCACCGGAATTTGAACAGGCCTGGCAGGAATATCCCAAACGTGCTGGTGGCAATTCCAAGTCAGCAGCCTTCAAAGCCTGGAAAGCCCGTATCAGGGAGGGAATAAAACCGGAGACCATGCTTGATGGCGTGAAGCGGTATGCCGCCTGGGTACGTGCTACAGGAAATACCGGCACACAGTTCGTGAAGCAGGCTGCGACGTTCTTTGGACCCGATCGTCACTTCGAAGATTACTGGCAACAGCCAGCCGCTCACGGAGGTGGGCGACAGCGACAGGTCGATGTCCTGGCTGGCCTGGGAGCCATGTCTGACAAATTCGGTAAATCCAGTAACAAATTGACATTCTGAGGTGACAGCGATGATGACGATTGACCAACGTGAGAAACAAACAAGACTACAGGCGCGAATGGATGAGTTACGGGCAGAAATGGATGAGTTACGGGCAGAGATTGCATTTGCTCAGAAGGGCGAAAAGCCATGGCCTTATCGTTCCTGCCTGATGCGTGAAGGTCGCGGATATTGCGAAAAACACGGTAAATATCGTACGCATATACTGGTGTGGATCGATCGTAATGGCGAGGACAGAGAAAAAATTTCATGCTGCCCTGACTGCTTGATCGCTGAGGCCAGTGATTTGACCATGGAACTGTCGTCCCTCAAGGCGGAAGAACTGACTGATAACGCCGGAATTGCTCTGCGTTTTCGGGACTGCGAGTTTGATAATTATCTGGAGGTTAATCCTGACGCAGCCAGAAATCTTGCGGCCTGTCGCCGCTATGCGGAGAACTGGCCAGATATGCTGGAGAACGGTACCAGTCTTGTTATGACCGGCAGTTGCGGTACCGGGAAAAATCATCTGGCGGTATCAATGGCAAAACACATCATCCGTAACTATCTGGCCAGTGTGGAGATCACCGACGTGATGCGCCTTACCCGTGCTGTGAAAAACTGCTGGCGGAATGACAGTGAAAAAACAGCGGATGACGTCATTGAGCATTATGCGTCACTGGATTTGCTGATCATCGACGAAGTCGGCGTTCAGTTTGGCAGTGCGGCTGAAATGGCCATTTTGCAGGAAATTATCAATGCCCGGTATGAGGGTATTTTGCCAACTATCTTGATCAGCAACCTTTCACCGGAAGAATTGTGGGCGTTCATCAGTCCCCGGATTGCCGACAGGATCACCAATGGCGGGCGCAACTGGTTGTCGTTTAACTGGCCCAGCTACCGTTCTCGTATCGGAGGTGTTGCCGCATGACCAGCCAGAACACCCCGGCATGGCGTAACGATGACCTGGAAGGCGCTGTCATTGGCGCGTTTTTTCTGCGTGGGGCTGATCCGGAAGTGATGGATATTCTGGCCACATTGTCGGCGGACGTTTTTTCTGCACGACAGTACCGGGATATTTACGCGGGAATTTGCAGACAGGCCCGTGTATCCGGCGTCATTGACCCCGTACTGCTGTGCAATGAGATGCCGGAACTTGCCCCGGTGATTACCGACACCGGACGCAAAACCTGGGTGAAGTCTTCACTGGAGCACTATGTCGCAGCGTTGCGGCGTAATGCCGCACTGCGCGATGCAGAAAAAACACTGACTGAAGCATTACAGAATTTACGTGATGCGTATACCTGTGAAGCAGCCGAGGATGCCCTGAAGGATGCGCAGAACATGATGGCCTCACTGTCGACCGGAAAGGGCGTCATTCAGCCGGTTCACATTGATGATGTCCTTCCGGAAGTGGTCGACCGTGTTGAATGCCGCAATCAGGGACTGGAGAAATCCAGGGCGCTGATGACCGGTATTGATGAACTGGACGCAAAAACGGGCGGTATGGAGCCAGGCGACCTGGTATTCATTGCGGCTCGTCCTTCGATGGGGAAAACCGAACTTGCGCTGGATATCATCGACAAGGTGACTGAGCAGGGGCATGGCGTGCTTCTGTTCACCATGGAGATGGCGAACATCCAGATTGGTGAACGTATGGTGTCTGCAGCAGGGGGAATGCCGGTATCCCGTCTTAAGTCTGTTGCCCGTTTTGAAGACGAAGACTGGGCACGTTTCTCACAGGGCGTGGGACGAATGACGGGGCGTAATATCTGGATGGTGGACCAGGCAAACCTGACCATTGATGAGATATGTGCAACCACGAGGCACCACCGGATGAAACACCCGGAAACGGCGCTGGTGGTGGTCGATTACCTCGGCCTGATTAAAACCCGCAGCACGGGGCGTCACGACCTTGCTGTGGGGGAAATCTCAAAGGGACTTAAAAGCCTGGCAAAATCCGGCGGTTTTCCGCTGATTGCTCTGAGCCAGCTCTCCCGTGGCGTGGAATCCAGACCCAATAAACGCCCCATGAACTCGGACCTGAAAAACTCAGGGGAAATAGAGGCGGATGCAGACATCATTCTGATGCTTTACAGGGATGAGGTGTACAACCCGGAGACACAGGCGAGAGGCATAGCTGAAATCAACATCACGAAACAGCGTAATGGCACGCTGGGTACCATTTACCGGCGTTTTCATAACGGGCATTTTCTGCCTGTGGATCAGGAGAGTGCCCGGGTTCTTTCCACTCCCATGACGCCGGGCAATCCGCGCAGATACAGCAATAACCGCATGTCGGGTAGTAAAACGGAGCGTTTATTTTGAACAACAGAACAACCACTGTTTCACCGGAACAACTTCGTCGGCAGGCGCAGGAGATGCTTCGTTGTGCTGAACAGATGGAAAAAACGAGCGTGGCAAAGGATACGCTCCGCAAGCAGCTTACTCCGGCGCTTCGTGATCTGCTGCAGGCAAAACACCGCACACAAAAGGCGGTGGATGAGCTGGTGGATTGCGTGGCGGAACTGGAAGGCAAGGTAAGCCAGTTTGAAACTCTGGTGAAGGAGTTTACTGCGTGATGGCTGAATTTTTTCTCCTGTGTTCATGCAATATCGTTCGCTGAGGTGACCGTGAGAGCATTGTTGACTCCTGAAATTGCCCCGCGAATGGGGATTGTATTGTTCAGACCCGGTTCAGAGCTGATGCCCCTGTTTATGCAGGGGCGTGTCCTGCTGGAGCCTGAGCCGGAACGTTATTCATCTTTCGCCAGCGGTGCCGTTCCGGCAGCATCACAACCGCTGGCGGATGATCCTGCCGTTCGGGCCGTGTTCCGCAATGAGGCAGTTATTCGTCGTGCTGGTGGAGTGGAATGTCTTGAAAGCTGGTTACTTCGTGAAAAAGGCTGCCAGTGGCCTCATTCCGACTGGCACAGCGAGAACATGACCACAATGCGACACACGCCGGGCGCAATCCGTCTGTGCTGGCACTGCGATAACCAGCTGCGCGATCAGTTCACGGAACGGCTGGAATCAATGGCAACGGATAACTGTACCCGCTGGGTGTTGTCTGTTGTGCGTCGGGATCTCGGTTTTGATGACAGTCACGTTGTGACAATGCCGGAACTGTGCTGGTGGCTGATTCGTAATGACCTGGCGGATGCCTTACCGGAAAGTGCAGCCCGTAAGGCACTGAGATTACCGAAGCCTGTTGTGCCGTCTGTCACCCGGGAAAGTGACCTTGTGCCTTCGGTTCCTGCCACCAGCATCATCCAGGAT